CTTATTTTGTTTGCTAATAAATTGCAATTCACGAATAGCTATTTCGATTGGTTTGGGCGCTAATACACACCAATCTAGAGGTACAAATTTCGATTTGAGAAATTGTAATTCTAATAAGTTTTCGAACTTTTGTAGGTTCCCGCTTTTATCTGCGGATGTGGCTATAAAGCCTAATTTTGTTGTAGTTTCAGATACACTCTGTCGATTAAAATACTTTAAAGTATTACAATCTGCTGATATAATAACATCATCTCCATAAGTTAATAATGCTACATCACGATGAAAATCAGTAAAATCTGGGCTCAATCCAGCTGATATACGTCCATTCAAATAACTTGCATACAAAATGTACACATTTGTTATTGAATTAAAAACGTCAGTCATAGGATTACCTGACTTGTTGCCTAATTCTGTTTTCATCAAATTAAATCAACCAATACGTATGAGTTTTGTAATATGTATAGTAGTCCATGTCTAACTGGACATCTATTACCATAATATTCATCTGTAATTCTACGATAAAATTCAAATGCTTGTGGTGATACACTACCATCATAATTTGTATAGTCAACATCAAATCCATACTTACCTTTACTACGTAAATAATCAAAAATACTTTTCCATTGTGCCTCATAGTCAATTCCAATTGCACTATGAGTTACAAATCCAGGGTTTTTCCTAATATAATTAGGAAAACTACCAAAATACTTGCGAACTAACATAGTATACTCTAATGATGGTTGTTCAAATATTCGTGTTTTACCTTGTTTGACCTTTTCAATTTTCCGTAATTCATCTTTTATAGTTGCAACCCATACTGGGCTATTTTTAACAATGCCCACTTTAAGATTATCTTCTAAGTCCGACAATCTTTTAACAAATGTTTGACCATGTATGGGAATAATAAAGGTTTTTGCTTTCTCTGAAAAAGCATAATTAACATCATCAATTTTATCGAAAAAATCATATTTACCATTGTTGAACCATTTTGATAAGATACCACTAGATGTGCTCAT